AACACGGTGCTACAACGCGACCCCAAGGTCCGCGCTAGAGGGCCGAAGAGAAGCGTCTCAAGGGGGAGAGTGAAGCCATTCCCCATTGAACTAAACTTCTGCAAACGAATCGTCGCCTTCCCAGGCAGGTTCGTGTGGCGGGCTCTACATGAGACCAGGGCAGTATACCAGTCGGGTGGTAGCAAGAGGCGCACAAGGCGCGTTGCTATTGTATCGCTGGCACTGCTGAGATCAATCGTTGCAAACGTCCCAGTGCGTGAAGCGATGGCTGCTAGCCATCGGTGATACTCTGGGGTTCGGCGCAAGTTGACCCGGTAATGTCGCTCGTAATTTCGTTCGATCTGTTTGCCAAAAGCGAGCTGTTGAACTACGGCTGCGCTAGCTTCGACACAGCAACCCCGGTGCTCTTTGGCATCCTTAGGTACTGTGAAGAAGCGGTTGGCTCGAACCAAATCCCACGGCTTGTGGGCAAAGGGCGTACCGGCGAGGTTTAACCTCGCCGTACCCTCTGCGTGAGCGTACATGGTCGGCTTAGACGAAAGTTTGTCAGGTATCGTAACTCTGACGTCTGGATCGGATAACGTGCTGCCGCGCGAGAAGCGCGGGTCCACCATCTCCGGCAAACGACCGATTGCCTTGCCTACTTCGCGACGCCAACGCACGATGAACTCCATCACTGGGGTCTCGTGCGCTAACAAGGCGCCGTTTTCGTAGGGGGCGAGCCTGTCGTTGGTTGCTTTGCACTGGGCCTCCGCGGCCCAAAACTTAGCGATTGCTGCCTGAGTGCAAGTAGCGTCATTGCCAGGTAGCGCGAGCTTCCTGACGATGTCCGTCACCATCGCATCCTTGCGGTACACGACGGCGTTTTGATACGTACTTGCGGGTGGTAAGCGTTGCTCTTGAAGCAAGGCCCACTCACCACGGACTAGGAGGGTCTCATACCTCCGCGCCCGCGATGACCCGATACCGCGGAAAACCTTCCGCAATAGTGTCTGAACTTGGTCCATACAAACTCCTGCTGTTGTAGATCCGATTTAACCAACCCGAAAAGTCACGTCGCCGGGTAGGCGTCGTGAAGCATCTCCAAGACCAGGGCGTCCTTCATGATGTTTGTCAGGAAGGCCGTCACGTCGTCTTTGCGAGACTCGGGGAAGTCGTCGGGAATCGACATAGTCACGTTGGCTTCAGCTGCAGATCCGACGGCCGTGAGGCCGGTTACGGCGTCCGTGTAGGACGACGGAACACGGAGCTTGAGCGTCAGCTTGCGCGACTTGTTGGCGGTTTTGGCCGCCACAGCGGTGAAGCTAGGAAAGACCGAAGAAATCAGACCCTCCTTCAGCGCCCACATCGCCATGCCACCGTCACCGGCAGCAGGGTTAATGAGCGTGAACGTCTTCGTTTCTGGGGTTGATGCCCCGTTATTGACAGAAATGTCTTGCGCTTGTGGCATTATGTACCTATTTTGTAAAGGATGAAATAAACCCTGCGACTTTCCGAAATTTCTGAGTGGTCAGGCTCGCTGCGATAGCGGCCAACCCCCAGTTAACGTCGGGCAGTTTTAGGATCAGCGGAGGACGGGCTAGGCCGTTCAAGTACCTATATTTCGACTTAACGCGATACACGGCTTTGCCGTATAACTCATTGCGTCGAGGGTCACGATTAAGTGGCCCAGGTGTTGAAACGACGGTGTACCCGTAAGGGAGGCCGTAGGTGATGCTTGAGCTTGGAAAAGTTAGGCCAGCGAAGTCAGTGATAGAATTCACTAGCTGCCCCGTATTCACAAACATATTCACCACAAACGACCAAGGGACTAGGTCCCATGCTACGGCAGCTCCATTGAGGAGCCCCGCACGTTCGGTCAGCCAGAGATTTGGGTTAGTAATCTCAACGGTTGCCGATCTTGCCACTTTCAGATATCCATAACCAGTCCAGTATGTCTGCGCATAGCCTGGGTCGCCCCAGACTTCTTGCAAACCAACGGGGGTCGAAACCCTCGCTGTTATACGTTGGACCTGTGGTTGGTCGTGGATCACTGTCGTAGCCGCTGCAAGGATGTCCTGGACCAGGGGTTGCCACCCGAATACTATTTCGAGGTGAGTCCCGGCCAGGCGCTTAGCAAGTCTCTCATATTGACCACGGCGCGCCGTCCGATGCAGTTCCTGGATGGACCTAGACATAGTGTCAAGGCCCCACCCAATCTGCTGGTAGCGCTTCGTTATCATTTCTTGAGACTGCTTCCAGGATGCAAGTGTTACACCCAGGGCTGCAGAGCCCTTGTAGAGTTTACCGCGAAGTCTTGCGTAGCTCTGCGCTTCCAGCCGTCGTGTAGCACTGGGGATGTCTCCCCAGCGCCAACATAGGTTGGGATCGGCAGCGTTCGGCAAGAAGTGAGCGGCCTGGGAACCTCCCGGTTCCCAGCGTAGCACTTTCCAATCTTCGTAGGTTAACCCGTTGTCCCGCAACAAGAGGCCGCCGCTAGGCGACCTATCGCTGTGGTCCCACGAGTAGTTTAACCGGGCGTCTTCAATCACGAAGTCGTCCTGTCCCTGATGGGACAATACATAAGACCGATAAGGCACGTGGTTCTCCTAAGCTGTGCTTATTTTTACGAAGGACGTGGTCCCCGTAGAGAACCAAGAAAGACGGAGAGAGCGGGTTGCCCGGAACTAAGTCAGGAACCACCCGACATTAGATGATCCGGC